GACTGCGACGTGAAGTGGAGCATGGACCCGGTCCTGCCGTCCCGCAGTCTCCGGTCCCCGTCCGATACCTAGCCCGGCGGCCGACGCGCCGGTAAGGGCAGGAGCCGGTCCTAACCCGGCGGAAACGGGTTTGGCAGAAGCAGAGACGCCGCGCGCGGGAGCGGCGGCGGAGCGCGTGGTCCCGCCTGCCGCCGCCCCGGCTAGGCTGCCCTGGTGCGGATGCCGTTCGAGCGCCTCATGATGGAGGTCAGCGGCCTCTCCGAGGCGGACCGGGACCTGTCCATGGCCGAGCTCGCCGGGCGGTGGGGCGAGCCGGTGCTGAGGATCATGGACGCCATCACCGCCGTCCGGGTCCTGCGGGGCGAGCGGACGTATATCCCGGCCGCGTCCGATGAAACCGGGCATGAGCGGTCAGGTCATCATCCCGGCGTCCTCGGGCGCTGACGGGTACGTAGAGCTCGCGCACAGCCGGAATGTCCAGGGCCGGGTGTTCCGCAAGCACATCCTGGACCTCGGGACGCTGATCCACCCGAAGACCGGCGAGAAGCTGCAGCTTGACGAGGCCTTCTACGACAAGCTCAAGGCCAACTTCGACTCGGGCGTCTGCCCCGTGGTCCAGATCCCCCTGGCCGACGCGCAGAACCGGCACTCCGAGGATCCGGCCCGGAACCTGGGCGAGGTGGTGGGCCTCGAGCGGGACGGCTCCAAGGTCTACGCGGTGATGGACATCCGCGACCCGGACGCCGCCGGCAAGATGGGCAAGACGCTCCTGGGCGCCTCGGCCTTCCTGAACCTGGACTACAAGGACACCAGCTCCGGGCGCCGGGTGGGGCCGGCCCTGCTGCATGCCTGCGTGACCAACCGGCCCTACGTCACCGGCCTGGACGACTACGAGGAGGTCGTGGCGGCCAGCGCCGACGGCAGCGGGGAGACCGAGATCCTGCTCTCGGAGACCGTCCCGGCGCCCGGCGCGGACGAGCCCTCGCACCAGTACGGCGATGATCCCGGTGATCCTCAGCAGCCGATAGAGAGTCCCGAGGTGCCGCTGACCGAGGAGGAGCCGCCCGTGCCCACGAAGGACGAGCTGATTGCCCAGCTCAAGGCCGAGCACGGCATCGACGTCGCCGCCCTGCAGGCCTCCGCCGCTGCGGCACCGGACACCGCCCAGCTCACCGCCGCGCTCACGGCCGCGCTGCGGCAGGCCCCCGGCGTCCAGCTGTCCGCCCCGGCCGGCGACGCCTCCGAGCTCTCGCTCTCCGACGTGGTCGGCGCGGTCGCCGAGCTCGCCGGGCAGAACCAGGCCTACGGCAGCCGCGTCGTGGCCCTGGAGCGCCAGCGCGCCGAGTCCGAGATCGACGCCTACATCGGCCAGGGCCGGGTGCTGCCCAAGCAGCGCTCCGCCTTCGTGGACCTGGCGCTGACCAACCGCGACATGCTCGACACCCTGCTGCCCGAGGAGCCCGTGGTGGCGCTCAACGCCCAGGAGGGCGTGGGCGGCATGCCGCAGGGCGAGGCCAGCCACGCCGCCGACATCGACGCGGAGCTCCTGCGGCTGACCACGCAGGGGCAGACGAAGCACTTCTTCGAGGCGCAGCAGCCGCCCGCGCGGCGCGGGCGCAGGTAATGCCGGGACTGACCGAACAGGAGCGGGACTGAGATGCCGGGTCCTACGGGCGACTCCCTTGAGTTTGATTATGTCCCGACCGTAACCAAGCCCACTCACGAGTACGGCCAGGAGTGGGGCACCACCGGTTACAAGGACGAGTTCCTCGCCCCGCGGGTCTACGAGCTCCTCAAGAGCTACCAGGCCTTCACCCAGCGCGGCGTGACGCTGGCCGGCGGCCAGGGCGTGCTCCCCACGGGGTGCTGCATCGCCCAGCAGACCTCGACCCAGCTCTACTTCGTCTACAACGCGGCCGCCTCCGACGGCACCCAGACAGTGCTGGGCGTGCTGCGGGACTCCCGCGACACCGGCTCGGGCACCAACGGCATCTCGGGCTCGGGCCAGGGCGGCACCCGCACCTCGCCCTCGGGCAAGGTCGCGACGCCCTGCCTGGGCAACATGGTGGTCCGCGGCATCCTCGACCTGACCCTGCTGTCGGGCACCGACACCACGAGCCTGATCAGCGTGGCCAGCCAGGTGGGCGGCGGCATCGGCAGCGCGGCGGCCGGCGCCATCACCCAGCTCAAGGCCCGCACCGACACAGCGAATGCCCTGTTCATCTTCTGAGGCATATGTACCGTTTGCTCGCCGTGCCTGCGTGGCGTAGTATTCCCGCGCGGTATCAAGCGAGTAGATAAGCCCCGGGCCGTCGATGCCGACACTGGGCGGGGCGGATAATGGCAGAGCGGGAGGCTCCCTCCGGGTATGCGCTCCCGTTTTGTCGTCCGGGGAGGTACCCGTGCCCATGTGCAAGTGCGCCCGCTGCGGCCGGATGTTCTCCGGGCTCGCCCCGTTCGACCGGCACCAGGACGTGGACTACCGCCGCCGCCCGCCCGTGCTGTGCCTGGACCCCGCGGGCCTGGGCATGGTGCTGAACCGTCACGGCCGCTGGGGCTGCCCGATGGACGACGCCCGGCGCGCGCAGCTGGAGGCGATGCGGCAGGCGGCTAGGGCCGGGGAGGACTGCCAGGCGGCCCGGATGATGTAGCGGCACAGGCTACGGCCGGAAGGGACCGTCCTGCTTCCGGTGATGCTCAATATAGGCAGCAGCGGTGCGGATCAGTTCCGGGTCATCCATGAAGTGCCCGATTCCCTTGTTGCAGTGCCCGCATAGCAGGTCCCGTGTAGCTCCGCTCAGGTGATCGTGATCTACTTCGAGCGCCCAGATACCCTCGCGCCAGGAGCGCGCGTCCGGCACGGGCTCTTTACGGCAGATCATGCACCTGCCGTCCTGTTCCTCGGCGATCTTCTGGAACTGTTCCGGGGTCATCCCTCCGTAGCGCCGGAAGCGCCCGGCGAGCCGCCATCTTGATGCCTGCGCGGCACAGTTCGGCGTGCAGTAGCGCTGCGCTCCTCGGCCGTGCCCCGGGTAGGCCGCGATGGCGAAAGAGGCCCGGCATTTCTCATTGGCGCAGATGCGCTCCTCGTCTGGCCTGCCTGGGCAGTCCTGGCTGCATTTCTTCTGGTTCATGCGGTGCGGCGTGTAGACGCCGCCGCAGCCAGTGCAGGTGCGCGGGCCCATGTCTCCCTTCATCTCCATGGCTTTCGGCGTATAGCGGCACTTTGTGCAGAACTCCTGAGTCTTGCGTCCTGGCGTGAACTCGCTGCCGCACAGTCGGCATGGCACTGGCTGCTGGTCGTTAAGTTTTCCTCTCATACCTCTGTTACAGATCCGTTGAGAACTTTCGCATCTGCCTGGCTGGCCGATAGAGCAGGGCAGGTCGTCAGGCCTAGGCCAGGGATGTGAGGCTCTACTGCCCCCGCAGGCCGGGCTCTCAGGAGCCGCTGATCCCAGTGCAGGACGATCCGAAGCAATTCGGACAGACCGGGACAGGTGAGTACAATCCCAGACATAAGCCTCCTGGAGCCGGTGGTTTTGAGGGGATTGGTGGAGAAATTCATCGTCCCTGAGTCCCTGATGATGCTGAACCGGCTCGACCAGACGCCCTGGCCGTACCCCTCGGCGACCTGGGACGTGGTCAAGGGCTCGCGCGCTGTCGCCGCCCCGAACGTGCCGAACTCCGAGGCGCACATCGTCTCCCGCCTCGGCCGCTCGCAGGAGTCGGCGGCCTTCATCTACCTGCGCGAGAAGAAGGTCTTCGAGCCGACCACGCTGCACTGGCTGCGCATCCCCGGCACCCTGGCCCAGCTCAACGCCGAGCAGGCGGTGCTGCGCGAGATCAACGACCTGAACATCCGCTTCGACAACTTCGCCGAGTGGTCCATCTGGCAGTCCATGGGCGGCTCGATCACGTACAGCTACGCGGATGTCCAGGCGGTCGTGGACTACAAGTTCCCGTCCTCGCACTTCGTCACCCCGGCCGCGCCGTGGCTGCAGAACACCGAGTGGGCCAGCACGGGAGGCCTGACGGGGAACCTGAGCCTGGTCGGCACCAACCTGCAGACCGGCGGCGGCACGATCACCTACGCCACGCCCTTCCAGATCATCGAGGACCTGCGCTCCTGGAAGCGGATCGTGCAGATCCACGGCCGGGTGCCTGCCACCGAGGTGTTCTGCACCTCGGTGACGATGGCCGCGCTGATGGAGGCGTGGGCCTCCGCCGGGCAGGGCACGACCGTCAACCTGCCCGCCCAGATGCTGTCGGACCGGATGAAGGACGAGTTCTACTCGAGCGGGATGCTGACCGGATTCATGGGGCTCACCTGGCAGACCGTGGAGCAGGTCTACGAGAACTCGAGCGGGCAGCTGACGTTCTTCGTCCTGGACGGCTACCTCTACCTGGGCAACTACACCGACCAGCGCCCGATAGAGCTGCTGATCGGCCCGACCGCCGACGACGAGGCCCCGGACGGCTTCACCGGCAAGTACGCGAAGACCTGGAAGGAGAAGGACCCGTCGGCTCGCCAGTACCTTTTGGAGTGGAGCTTGCTTCCTATCGTTGCACGTCCTGAGCAAATGCTGGTAGCAAGAAACCTGATCACGGACGGAAACAGCGGCGACCTCAGCGCCTACTACCCGACGCCGACGGACTGAGCCTGGCAACTTGTTTTGCTTCTTCCCATGACT